AGCAACCCAGCGGAAGGATTCAGCGAGCGCCGCGACTGCACGGTGCGAGCACTCACCAATGTCAGCGGCGCGCCATACGCCGAGGTTCACGCGATCTTCGCTGCCCACGGGCGGAAGAACCGACGCGGAATCGCTCTCAGGAAAGTTCTGCAATCAGTCGCCCGCGACTTGGGCCTCACGGCTCAGGTCGTCAGGCGCAGCGGGTCCGTCGAGCGATTGCTCCGCGACTTCCCAGCGGGACGCCTCGTCGTCAACACGCGCGGTCACGCCTTCGCCCTGATCGACGGCGTAGTGCACGACTCAATCGAAACGTCGCTCCTCTGCCGCGTTCAGCGGGCGTGGCTGGTAACGCGCGCAGGAGGTGCCGCATGAGCACTACCACCGCCCTGACCCGCGCTCTGGTCCTCGCGATCCTCGCGCCCGACCAATCACGCGCCGACCGCGCCATCGCGCTCGCCGAATCTATCGCCGCGGGCTGCACGACGAAGCAGGTCGCCACCGCAAAACGCAACGCGGCCAAACTCTTACGCGCATGAAACCTTGGGCCACTAATTCAGTCTTCGCGCTCATCGAGGCGACCGATCTCTACTTTATCGAGAGCCACAACAAATGGTTCCCTGTTCCGAGGCACTGGGTCGGGGACTTTGTGATCTCGCACACCTACGCGATCAAGTCGCGCAACTTAAAATGAAATACATCGAAACACCCGCCAGCGCGAGGGAATTTATCCGCAAGCGCAACCGCGCTTTCGATTCGCATCGGCGATGGGCGTGGCTCAAGCGGCTCGTCGCTTTTATCCGCAGCATCGCCAAATAACTTTCAGAGCCTCCAGCCGAGGCAAACAACACAACACACAACGACAATGAATGACACAGACAACGAAATGCTCAAGGCCGCGCAAGAGCTGCGGGCCATGACTGGGAACCAAACCGAAATCACGGTCGCAAGGCGGATCGTGATCTCATCAGACTCGCAGCCTAAGCGGGACTATCTGATCTACTTCGGCGACGTCATTAATCGCGGAAAATGGAAATGGGAATGCGCCCAAACGGACACGCTCGAGGAGACTCTGGAAAGCATTCGAAAGCAAATCACGGCGCAGGGCGACGAGCGCAAGCGGGAGTTAATGCGGCTCGAAGACTCCGCTGCGAAGCTCGGGCTTAAGATCGTGGAGGCCACGCCATGACGCTCGACCTAATCCACGCGGAACTCGTCCGCATCCGCGAAGCTATCGAGTCGCGGCCCTACGCGCTGGGCGCACCGGCTGCGAAGCCCGCCGCTCCGCGCTCTGAGGAAGTGCCGTTGCCAACCGAAATTATCCCGAACGCGGGCGATGTGCAGGTGCACTTCGGCAAGAACAAGGGCGTGGCGCTCTCGACTCTGGGCGACCGCTCAGTCGCTTGGTATGCGCAGGAGCCAGAGCCACGGCTCGGGAACAACGGCAAGCCGTTCCCACCGCGGCCCGAGGACGTGCTGCTCCGCAACGCGGCGCGGACGTTGATCCACCAAAAGCGCGGGACTCTACCGAGTGCCGTGGTCGCAAAAGTTATCGAGGCGGTGTCAATGGTTCATGATGAAAACGTCCCGTTCTGAAAATGAAACTCCCAACAATTCACACGAACGGAACGAGCGCGCAATGTCTTACCGAAGGCTACGCAGAAGCTCGCTCCGCAGTAGCATTCGCAATCGAGAAGCTCGCGAAAGTAGAATTTAATTCTCGAGACTATTACCCGCAAGGACCGGCTGCTTGGGTCTTCGCTCTTTCACAGAGGGAGCAACTTTTCATAAAACTCCGCTCTGTTGCTAGCGAACTCTACGAGCACGAAGAGCATTGCTCGCGCTTCATTAAGTAAACCACTCGCCTCTCAAATGCTTTGCCCGCCGAGGAAACACAACCTCGGCGGGCGACAACACACAACATTAGTCAGCTCAACGTAAAATATGAACACAGCAGAAAACACACAGCCAGTCACATCAACCGCCGTGGTCGAGACGCAAAAGAGCATCACGACACCGGCTCAAATCAAAACACCGATTAACTTCGGCGCGCAGGGGGTGAAGCTCGCATCGCTAGAGGATGCCTTCCGCTTCGCCAACGCGATCGTCGCCAGCGGATTCGCTCCGCGCGGCATGGAGAAACCGGAGGCGGTGCTGGTCGCAATCCAGCTCGGCGCGGAGCTCGGGCTCACGCCGATGGCCGCGCTCCAGAACACCGCAGTCATCAACGGCCGACCCGCGATCTACGGCGACGCCGCGCTCGCCTTGGTCCGCGCCTCGGGCTTGCTCGAATCATTCAACGAGGAAGAAGTCGGCGAGGCCGGCAAGGACTCGTTCGGTATCAAGGTCACTGCTACACGTCGCGACGGCTCGAAGGGGTCGGAGACGTTCACGATTGGCGACGCCAAGGCCGCGAAGTTGTGGGGCAAGGCCGGTCCGTGGACCGATTACCCGAGGCGGATGCTGAAATTCCGCGCGCGTGGCTTCGTGCTGCGCGACGTATTCGGGGATGTCTTGAAAGGACTTCGCACCGCCGAGGAGGTCCGCGACTATCCCGAGGAGCGCAACATCACGCCGCTCTCGGAAAAGGTGACCGGCGGACTAAGTGCCGCGCTCACGCAAGGAGGTGCCGCATGAACGCCGGAGAAATTAAAAACACGGCCGTCATCAACAACGCGACCGAGCAATTTCGCTCGCTACTCGAAACGCACTTCATCGCAATCGCCCGCGCTGCCGAGGAGTCATTCGTTGAGGACGACGCGCAGACCGAGCCGAAAGCGAAAGCATCGTTCGCGCTTGAGTGGGACGCGCTCTCACTCGCGCCGAAGGTCGTCGTGAAGATTGGCTGGTCGGTGCGATACAAGGACGAGACCGAGGCGATGGTGGATCCGTTGCAGTCGAAGCTCGGGCTTGTGGAGGACGCCAAATGAACATCGAAACTAACGAGCATTATCACGCGAACGAAGCGATCAGCCACTCGAAGCTCGAGCTGTTCCGCCGCCGGCCGATCTCCTATTACCGCCGGTTCATCGCGAAGACGCTGGCGCGACCGGAGCCCACGGAAGCGTTCCGCCTCGGCTCTGCCGCTCACTGCGCGGTGCTGGAGCCCACGACGTTCTGGGATCGCTACGCGCTGCGACCGGAGGGCATCGACCGGCGAACAAAGGACGGCAAGATTGCGTTCGCGGAGTTTGAGTCGGCGAACGCGGGCAAGACGATCATCACGCAGGACGAGGCGGGGTCGGTGCAGGAGATGACGGCAGCGGTGCAGCATCACCCGCTCGCGTCGCAGCTCCTCGCTGCTGGCTCACCGGAGTTGAGCTGGCGCGTCTCGCCAGCAAACTTTCTCGCGCTGCAATGCCGCACCGACTGGTTCAACCCCTCGGGCTGCGAGTTGAGCGGCGGTCGGCCTTACGTCGCGGATCTCAAGACCGTCGAGAGTCTGGACGCGGACGCGTTCCGCAACTTCGAGCGCGCGTGCTTCTCATTCGGTTACCACCGGCAAGCGGGCTTTTACCTGCCGCTCATCACCGAAATCATCGGGTCGCCGGTGTTCGATTTCTTCTTCGTTGCCGTCGAGAAGTGCGAGCCCTACGGCGTTGCGGTCTATCGCCTGAGCGACGCAGCCACAGCGCGCGGACAGGACGAAACGATCACGGACTTGCTACGGCTTCAGGCCTGCATTAAGGACCAGCAATGGCCCAACCTACCGAACGATCTGCGCGAAATCGGATTGCCGAAATGGTACGGAGGTGGCGAGTGAGACTCTCCGACTGGATTCTCTCGGCGTGCTTCGTGGTCATCCTTGTCATCGTCTACCCGTTTATTTTCACCAAGGAGGACGACGATGAGTGAGCCTCTAACACTCATCGCGATTTGCGCAGCAAGCGCGCTCTCCGGTTATTTGCTCGGGTCAATGCGCGGACAGCAGCGCGGTCGAGACGAGCAATGGATCGAGAGTTATTTCGAGAGTGGAGCGCGCGAGAAATTGCGACGCGAAGCCAACGGAAGATTTAAAACCAAAACAAAATGAACAAACGAAAATCAGACGAGGGAAAGCGCATCCAGTGTGACGCTATGCTCGCGCAGTTTACACCCGTTAAAACGATCGCAATGGCCCTCAGAATGAGCCGTGGGACCGTAAGTGAACGAGCGAAGCGCGCGGGAATGCATCGACACTACATCACGGAGGCCGAGGTGCGGCTGCTGTTCAAGCATCGGGTTGGAGGCGGTGCGAAATGAACACACTCACATTCCAAGTCACCGGCGAGCCAAAGGGCCAGCCGCGGCCGCGAGCGTTTGCGCGCAAGATGGGGTCGGTTCACGTTGCGAGGTTTTACGATTCCGACGTGGCGGATGAGTGGAAGCGCGCAGTCTTCGTTGCCGTCCTCGATGCGGCAAATCTCGGCAAATGGGAGATGACTACTGGGCCTATTATCGTGCAGTTGCGATTTGCGATGCCGCGCCCGCAGTCGCATTTCGGAGCGAAGGGACTGAAGCCAAGCGCGCCGATATTTCACATTTGCAAGCCCGACGTGGACAACCTAGCGAAGCTCATCCTCGACCAGATCACGCGAAGCGGGCGGATCTGGCGGGATGACTCGCAGGTCGACAGCCTCGACGTCGAAAAGATATGGGCGGTCGGTGACCAGCACGGTTGCTCGGTGGCGATCTCAACCGTGGGGATTTGAGTTTACATCGAGGGCGAGAGCTGAGAGAAGAAACCAAGGCCGTAGAAAGCCGATTTCCACAATGGTTCATCAAACTTTAGCCAGTCAGGAGCGCGGAGGCCTTGTAGTGGGGCCAATTTCTACCCGTGCGTCTGGCTGGCTTTTTAGTTCCATGAAATCACCAGCCTTCCAATTTTATCCCGCAGACTACGCGAGTAGTCAGCGCGTGCGACTGCTCACCCTAGAGGAGGAGGGTGCTTACATCAACCTGCTTTGCTCGTGCTGGCTGCACGGCTCGATTCCAGCCGATCCCGCGATGGCGGCGCGATTGGTCGGCAAGGGTTGTTCAGCTACCCTTGCAACTACCGTGCTCACAATGTTCACGCCGTCGAGCCAAGCCGGTCGCATGGTTCACGACAGGCTTGAGCGCGAACGCCTCAAGCAATCGGACTGGCGCGAGAAGTCAGCGTCAGGCGGGCGGAAGTCGGCAGAGATGCGCAAGGGTGCTGCAACCACCGTTCAACCACCCTTGCCAAATGGTATCAACCAAAAGGCAACACTTCAGTCTATGTCTATGTCTTCATCTTCATCTACGTCTTTAGCTCCAACCCATACAGCGCCGGTTCCCGTCGCGGAGGGTAATGAAGCCCCTGACGCCGATTGCCCGTTTCCGCCGGAGATCGCGAAGAAGCCGTCCGCTCGCGAGCTTGAAGCCGAATCGGTCTGGGCGCTTTACCCAAAGAAAAAAGGCAAGAAGGACGCCCTGCGCGAGATTCTCGAAGCGATTCGCACGGTGGGCATCGAGCGGATCCGCGAGCGCGTGCAGGCGTATGCCGTCGCTGTCAGCCGGTGGCCCGAGGACGAGCGCAAATACGTTCCCGACCCCGTGCGGTGGTTTAAGCGCGGGAACTACGACGATGACCCCGAGACGTGGCAGCGGAAGTCGGCGAATGGCGTGCCGCAGCTCGAGGCGCGATTCGATGTTTTTTGATCAGCAACAACACAACAATGCAACAATGCAATACTCAGAGTTCATAACTCGGAAGCGGCACAGCATAGGAGACAGCGGCATCGAAGCCTGCTGGATTCCGCCGTCCGCCTTCGACTTTCAAGCGCACATTATCCGTCGCGCTTTGCAGAAGGGTCGCATCGGCGTCTTCCTAGACACAGGGCTAGGCAAGACAATGATTCAGCTAGCGGTCGCAGAAAACATCATTCGGCAAACTAACGGGCGGGTATTGATTCTGACTCCGCTTGCGGTCGCGTTTCAATTCATGATCGAAGCCGAACGCATCGGCGTCTCGGACATCGAGCACACGAAGGACGGGAAGCACTCGAAGAAAATCGTGCTCTGCAATTACGAGCGCCTGCATCTGCTTTCCGCCGATGACTTCGTTTGCGTGATGCTGGACGAGTCTTCGATTCTAAAGAACTTCAACGGAGCAACGCGCGACTCAATCGTGGCGTTCATGAAAAAAACCCGCTTCCGATTCTTGGCTACTGCGACGCCATCGCCCAATGATTTCATCGAGCTGGGCAACAGCTCGGAGGCGCTCGGCTACATGGGTTACATGGATATGCTCACGAAGTTCTTCAAGAACAACCAAGGCAGCGCGGACTCGAACGACCGCAACATCGGGGAAAAGTTCTACCTCAAGCCGCACGCCGAGAAGGACTTTTTCTCATGGGTTAATCAATGGTCCGTTATGGTCAAGAAGCCGTCGGACCTTGGATTCGGGGACGAGCGGTATTCTCTGCCTGAGCTAAAAGTCTCGAAGCATATCGTGAAAAACGAAAACCAATGGAGTGTCGATGGACAGGGACAGCTCTTCGTCGTTCCAGCGAAACGGCTGACCGAGGTTCGCGAGGAGCAGAAGCTCACCGTGCAGAGCCGATGCGAGATTGCCGTCGAGCTGGCGCAAAAGAATACCTCGGTTTACTGGTGCAACCTCAATGACGAAAGCGATCTTCTCGCGGAGATGGACGAGGACGCCGTGGAAATTCACGGCGGGATGAGCCTAGAAGCAAAAGAGGAGGCGCTTGTCTCGTTTGCGCGCGGAGAAATCAAGCGGCTGATTACAAAGGCGAAGATGACCTCAATGGGACTGAACTGGCAGCATTGCAACCACACGGTATTTTTCCCGACATACAGCTACGAGCAATACTACCAAGCCATCCGAAGATTCTGGAGATTCGGCCAAAGGAAAAGCGTGACGTGCGAGATGGTTATTTCAGAGGGACAGGAGCGCGTGATGCAGGCTCTCGAAGAGAAAACAGCCAAGGCTATCGAGCTTTACTCGAACCTTGTTTCATCGGTGAACAATTTCAGGGAAGTGAAAAAAGAGTTTAATCAAACAGCAAAAAAACCATCGTTTCTATGAACAACACAAAAGACCAAATCCACACAACGAACTATTCGCTCTACAACTCGGACTGCATGGAAGTGCTTCCGACCATCCCGAGCGCATCAATAGACCTATCGGTTTACTCGCCTCCATTCGCGGGGCTTTACAATTACTCCAGCTCCGAGCGCGACTTTTCCAACTGTGAAAACAAGGAGCAGTTTCTGGAGCAATACGACTACCTGATTGCCGAGATGGGCCGCGTGATGAAGGCAGGGCGCATCACGGCCGTTCATTGCACCGACGTGTTCGACAACTCCTGCCGACTCTGGGACTTCCCGCACGAGGTTATTCGCCTGCACGAGAAGCACGGATTTCAATACCGAAACCGCATCACGATTTGGAAAGAGCCGTTGAAGGTTCGGATGCGCACGATGGTCAAGAGCCTCATGCACAAACTGATTGTCGAGGACTCAACGCAATGCTTCACAGCGATGCCGGACTACGTTTTGATTTTCACAAAGAAGGGCGACAACGCGGTGCCGGTGACGCATCCCGAAGGGCTGAAGGAATACTTTGGCGACACGCCTATCTTGCCGAACATCCTGCAAGCGTTCAATAACGCTAACGAATCTAAGTTCAGCGCGACCGAGCTCTGGGATTATCTGAAGACAACGTATTCCGATCACAACGACCCGAAATCAAATAAGCTGTCGCACTATATCTGGCAGCGTTACGCATCAAGCGTCTGGGATGACATCCGAATCGACAACGTGCTTCCATTCCGTGACAGCAAAGAGGAGGACGACGAGAAGCACGTTCATCCGCTACAACTCGACGTCATTGACCGAATCATCGAGCTTTACAGCAACAAGGGCGAGGTGGTGCTCACGCCGTTTATGGGCGTCGGATCCGAAACTTACAGTCCCGTTTCGATGGGCAGGAAGGCAATCGGCATCGAGTTAAAGGATTCGTATTACAAGCAGGCGAAGATCAATATGACGCACGCGGAAGCGCGATTTTCAGTAGCGAAGGAAAAGCAGGACCAATTATTTGGCTCGTGACGATGAACAACACAACCCAATGAACACACCGACACCAAGAACGGATGCCGAATCATTTTATCGAGATGATTCAAAAGAAAAGGCCGTGGATTCTTTTTTCGCGCAGCAACTGGAGCGCGAACTCGCTGCCCTCACCGCCGAGCGCGACCAGCTTCGCGCCCTTCTGGTTTACACCGATCAGCTTCACGATGAGGCACTCGACGACATCATATCCGAGCGCGACCAGCTCCGCGCCGAACTCGCCACCGAGCGGACGCGGCTCGATTCCGGCACGATTCTGCTCACTGTCGCAGGCGAGCGCGTCTGCCATTGCGGCGTTGATCTTCGCGCAGCGATTGCCGCGGCCATCAAGGAGGGCGCGAAATGAGTGCCGACCGCACCGAATACTGGCGCGAATACGCCCGCAAAAACAGCGCGCGACGCAAGGAAATCAGCGCAGCTTTCCGCGAGCGCAACCGCGAAAAGATCCGAGAGGCGAATCGAGCGGCGTGGGCAGCAGGCAAGGGGAAGCCGCGCAAAAAGCCGAGCGCGGTAAAGCGGAAGGCTCGGTCCATCGAGTTGCTGAGGCAAAAGTTCGCGGCATTCAGGGCAAAACGGGCGGAGGGCCTGAAATGAGCACACAACCCATGTCAGACCTGCTCGCGGGCATCGTTCCTGAGGGACTTGAGGCCACTCCATTCGACCACGAGCGCGCCAGTACTGATTTTATATCCGAGGCCCGCAAACGCGACGCAATCGCCCGTTTCGATTCCGCTGTTACGCCGACAATGCAAGAATCGGACTGGGGGCACGCGGGGATGCTCGCGAACCGCGCGCAGATCGAGCGGGTGCTGGCGCATCAGGTGGGCGGGAAGGGGCTGCTCCTCAGCGGCAAGACGGGCCGCGGCAAGACGAGGTCGATGTGGGCGCTCATGCGCAGACTGGCTTACGAGGAGGCGCGGGACATCCGGTATTATCACGCGAGCGATTGGTTTTCGCAGCTGCAGGCGTGCCTGACCTACGGTCGCGACGACGCCCGCGGATGGGTCGAGGCCGTGGCAAGGAGGCCGGTGGTGTATATCGACGACCTCGGGCAAGAGGCGATGCAGACCGCGCGCAGCGAGTGGGCGATGTCGTGGTTTATGCGGTTCCTCGACATCAGGGTCAGCGAGCGGCTCCCGCTCTACGTCACCACGAATCTCGACGCGCAGGGCATTGCCGAGCGCGGGGCGTCGAGCGTTCGGGGCGATCCGATGGTCAGGCGGCTCATCGAGATTTGCGAGCCCATCAAGTTCGTTTGAGGCGAGTTGCGCGTGCGCTCAATTCGGAACTTGACACGCAACGCAGGAGGGTTGAAACGGGTCGCGTGCGCGGCACAGACACAAAACCCAAAAGCATCAGCGGCCACGCGTGGGCGAAACACAAGCGACTGAACGCACAGCTCACGCGCGGAGGCCGAAGGCGGAAACACAACACATGGAAACGACCAACGGAAATGACCAGCGCGAGTTAGAAGCTCTGCGCTTTTCCTCGCGGGCATCGCGGGCGATTACGACGCTGGAAGTGCAGCGTAAGGCTATCGGCCGCGAATACGGTGAAAGGATAAAGAAGATCAAGGCGCTGATCTTGATCTTGCAACAGAGGGAAAGCCTCGGGCAGATGAGTCTACAAGGGATGGATGCGATCGAGATTACGCCGGAGCTGCGGAAGCTGATCTACAATCCGGTCGGTGATCTGACGTGAACTCGATCACGACCGCCGACAGGCTTAGGAACTGCGTCACGACATACGACGCGGCGCGGGGAACGGCACAGCTATCCTGCGAGATTATGGAGCGACTCGTCGAGATGCATGAGATGCGGCACACGAGCGCGGCCGACCTGTGCCGGCGGCTCGGGACGCTGGCGGATCTCTCGCCGTCGATGTTTCTCACGACCGTGCGGCTAGGGTCGGGGGACGTTCACGCGGTGAGGCAGTCGTTCGCGGAGATGGCCGAGGACACGGGGCGCACGCGGCAGGCGCTGCATTACGAGTGGGCCCACGAGGTCGCGAAGGTGCGCATCGTCTTTCCTGAGTTGGCTCAGCTTATGGCGGACTACCGGCAATCGACGGACAAGCCGGAGCTGGAAGATGCGGAGGAGTGGTGGTGATGATACGCATCGAGGCTCGGAGGGGCCGAGAATCGCACGCAAGGGGCGT